TGGATCAACTAAGTCTCCTGTTTTATCCGGAACAAGCATTTTGTCATCTATTAATTGAGCCATTCCCACGTATCTATCTACAATCTCAGGATTAGATTGGAGCATGTCTTGGGTTATGCCATCCCTATTCATGTAGTAGTTTGCAGCCCTAATAAGCTTGTCCCTAGCGGGAGCATTTTTAGCCGTTTGTATTGCTACTTGTTGGTTGTATTTAGCCGTGGCTTGAATATCACTTTCAACAGCCGATATTGCAGAAGCGGCAATGGACCGACGTTCTCTATCTGCTTCCGCTCCAAGGGCTGCCATGCCAGCCGGGAATCCTTTAAGGCCTACCGCAAGTCTCTCTCCGGTGCTTCTACCCTTGGACCCAGCCACGTTTAGTGCTGCTTCGGCCAGTAAGAATAGGGCTTGTGCCTTACGCATTTCTGGGTCACTGCCCAAATATTTGTTAAACACACCTAAGCGATCTTGAACGCGTTCGTCATACGTTTTTGCTCGTGGTGGGGCAACAATTTTTTCTCCTTCATCGGCACGGACTTCTGGCGGAATTGGGACTGGGCCGGTGGGAATTGGGACTGGGCCGGTGGGAGTTGGAACAGCAGACTCTTCTCCACCAACATCTACGCCAGCAATTCCAGACTTACCCCGCATTGGGAGTGCGCCTATGTCTGTTGTAGCATCTCCGGTCTTGCCGCGAGCAGGCGTAGGAAGTGGAACGGCCATGTAACGCCCCTGAGCATCTACTCCAGGCACTTCTGAAACAGCAGGCTGGTCAGAAGAGACTTGCTCTCTGCTTCCCATAAAAGGAAGTGCAGTGGCAGTGAGCCCTGTTCCAATTAGAGCGGCGGCTCTTCCTTGGGGAGTGCTCATCAATGTGCGACCGACTTCTCTTGCAAACCCAGGGGCACTACGCATTGCTTCCGCAATGTTAGTGCTAAAACGAGTAGCCAAAGGAATCTGCTGGGGCAATGTTCCAACACGAGAAGCCCCACTCTGTAAGAATTGTGTTGCTTGTGGAGACATGTCTCCGTAACGAATAGCATTTATTGTAGAAGGCGCCATGGATGGGGCTTGTTGCAACACCACATGCGGGACAGGAGTTGCACGGGGAGCCATGGTCCGTGGATCGGGAATCGAGCCCGGTTCCATAAAGCGCATAAATCCAAGTTGACGTCTTCCTGGTGCAACTTCTCCGGTAGGAGGACTACCGGCTTGACGATGAACTATTCCACCGTGAGCCATTTGTACGGGTTGTTCCATGCCAGGTTGTGGCATTTGTTCCATACCGGGTTGTGGCATTGGTTGTTCCATGCCAGGTTCTGCTACTCCCTGCATGATTCCTTGCGGCTGAGCGGCAGGTGGTTGCATGATTCCAGCAATTCCTTGCCCGCTCCCCGCAGCAGGTGGGGGTTGTTGCGGGGATTCTTGCGGCTGCGCAAACTGCGCTTGCATTAAAGCAATTACTTCTTCCGGAGTTTCGAAAGCTGACTCACCGACCATTTGAGCGAGCTCCAGATACCTTTCATCCATTGAACGGATGTCACCACGAAGGTTGTTAGCAATGATTTCAATGTTGTCAGGAGTCCTGTTTTCGTATTCATCTTCTAGTTCCTCATCGTTAAAGCCCGAAATAATTCCTTCAGAGCTGGTTTCAGACATGCCACCGGCAGCCATAAACATCTTACGTTGTGTTACAGGCTTTTTCATAAGTTTTCCTTAGAACAACCCAGCTTTTTTAGCTCCTGCCGCAGCGGACACTCCGGCAACGGTAAGGCCTGCCGCCTGAAGTAAGGGACTTGTGGATGGAGCGCTTTGCGAGGTCAGAGCAATTTGAGTACCGGGCGCACTCTTGTAGATATCCGACAGGAAAGACGTCTGCTGGTACGGGGTAAGCGCCGCTTGCAACCCTGTTGCGCGTGCGGCGTCCAAAGTTGCTTGGTTTTGTTGCTGTTGTAGCTGACCAATGCCCAACAGGCTGTTAACATCTTGCTGGGCCATTTGCTGAGCGCCTTGGCCTAAAGCAGCTTGTTGAACACCAAACTGCCCGTATTGTTGAGCAGCCTGCAGGGCTCGTCCCTGTTGCTGGCCAAATAAATTTTGTGCCTGAGCATAGTTTTGAGCCAAATCTTGTGCAATGCGTTGGCTCATTACATCTTGTAAGCCACGCTCAAGTTCTGCTCTTTGAACACCTTCTCTGGTTCCACCAAAGGCTCCAGCACGTACGGCTTGAGATGCGACGCCTTGCCGTGCAATGTCGCTTTGACGCTGCATTTGTTTAAGCGCTTCTTGCGTAACAAGATCTTGATAAGGGTTTTGGTATTGCTGTAATTGGGCCGTGGTCGGTGCTCCATAGGACTGGCCTAACGTTCCAATTCCCATTTCTAAGGCTTGTTGGCCACTTTGTAGATATGGTTTATAGGCGCCAATACCCTGGTTAACTAAATCACCCGCCTGCTTTTGTGCCTCCGTCAAACCCGCCACTTGATAGGCAGGCATGTTTAAAGGAGTCTCTGAAAGCTTTTTGGCAGATTGTAAAAGGCCTAGTTTATAGGCCTCAATTTGAGGCGCTTCTCGAACTATTTGTTCGGTATATTCGGTAGCCATTATGCTTTCCCTTCAAGCTTTCGCATCATTGCATACATACGTTTTGCACCCTCTCTGCGAGACCCCTTCCCTGCTCCACGCACTGCTTTTGCTGTCATAACAAATTCTCCGTCGGATAGCATAGCTGGAATGTCGTCAGAAGTTCCCGTGCCTGGTCCCGAAATTTCGCCCGTGCGGCGAGGATATGTTTTAGCCATCGACCCAATTCCGCCCGAGGCGTAACCACCTAGTTTAAATTTAGATGGGGCTACTGCTGCAATGCCACCTTGAGCAAACATCTTTCGTGGAGGAGGCTTTCTGTTTGCATAAGGATTACCAAAAGTTATTTGAGGAAGAGCAAACGGGTTTTGTGGATTGTAGTTTAAGTCGGTAGGCAAAGAAGCATATGTAACATTTGCGCCCCCGGGGGTAGTACCATAAATACCGGGTTCGTCACGTATAAGATCAAAGCCCGTTTCCTTGGGAAGAGTTCCAGCAGGCCCTGGCTGCTCTGGCGGTTTAAAAGCTCCTCCAAGATATGCGGCACCAAGACCAATACCGGCTATCGGAGCATAACGAGAAACAATGCCTGGAGCAGATTCGGCTGCTTGTTTTGCAGCAAGTTCTATAGCTTTATCTGGGCTAAGGCCTGGAAATTCAGTCATCAAATCTCTGGCGCTTGCTCTAATCGCGTCTTGCGTTGGCATTCCTCTTTCTGGACTTATGTATTCTCCATAAAAGTTTTTGACTGGGTCAGCAACCGTGTTATAAGCAGACTTAATTTGGTCTAAGGCAGTAGGTTCCGGCTTTAAAAAACTCATATCTGCCCCTTGCGCTGTGGCCATGGGGTTGCCATACGTATTGATGCCAGCCGAGTTCGTGACGCCAACATTACCCGGACCTACGGGGTTGTTGTACATATTGATGCCAGCCGAGCCCGCATCACTAGCAGTAGTAGCAGCGTTTTGAGCAAGATCAACTCCCCCCGCTTGCATTCTAAAATTAGGCTCAAAGCTAAGGGGCTGCGCTTCCAACGTTAAATCAGGACCCACATTTGTACCCAATCTTGCGGCTGCGTCCGGAAGATTAGGGGCATCAATTGATGGCACATTTGCCGAAACACTAGGTTGCTGGCCCGCAAACGCGTCAACTGAATCTACCGAAGATCCTAGTTGTTCTGCAGACACAGGCGACGTTCCTACTACTGAGGGTGGGGGAACTGTGGCGTCGAATCCTTTTACAACGCCCGTAGTTACTCCGGCTAATACCCCGGTAACCAAACCACCTTTAATTGCGTCGCCAACTTTTTGCCCAGAAGCCAAGTTAACCAAAGTACTTCCAGCAAAAGCGTTAACACCTGTAGCCAAAGCGGCATTAGTTATGCCCAAGGTTCCGCTTGCAAGGTTGAGGCCTGCTCCGCCCATGAAATAAATAGCGGCGGCAGTAAGAGCAATTCTACCAATCGGGCTGGCCGCAATCTTTTTTACAACGTTGCCAAGACCTTTAACAACACCTTTAACTGCTTTTGCAGCAGATTTGATGGGTTGGGTCACTGTTTTTACAACTGATTTAACAAGCTTTTTTAAAAACTCAGGTTGTCCAGTGTAGGGATTAATGGTTCCAGATCCACCACGGCGGCGCAACATACGAGCCTCTGCTGGAGTAACATGAGCAATCATCCGATCGCCGCCACGACCCATTTTGGCAAGTTCGGTGGCTATTGGATTTAATGTCATAATTCCACCGCTGGCCATACCTACAGGACCTAGCTGAGCACTTAATTGATCAAGAGCAATGTTCATAGCGGCAAAATATGCCGCATCAAAGGTTGGGGGAAGAATTTCTTCGGGCACGCCTTCTGCAATGAGCTCTGCTCGTACTTCCCCATAGTTTTCCGGGTCTTGCAAAATAAGGTCGATTACGTCCCCTAATGCATCAATAACTTCAGGGGGAAGTTGCATTCCAGCAAGGGCTTGTTTAAATTCAGCCACCATGGCAGGATCGGCAGCTTCCATGCCGCCCATAATATCTTGACCGAACTGGTCGGGTTGCATCCGAGCATAGTCAAAGACTTCCGGGCTAAAATTATTGGGGTCGATTGCGGCTTGAGGCTGCGCCGTCGGTGCCTGCATACCCGCCTGAGGCAGGGCCATGATTCCTTGATCTTCCATTTTTATCCTTTCCAGTTTGTGCCAATAGCCGCATAGGGCCGCGCGTCGGGAAAGGACGCGAGATTAGTCAAAATTATGCCCCAAAACATTAGTTTCTGTCTACTATTAAGGAGCTTACATACGCGTAAACGTTGGGTATGCTACTCGTCAAAACAAGACGGTCTCCTGCCTCTAAGACCAACGCAGCCGACCCCGCTTGAGACATCACATCTAGGTACTGCCCAGGCGTTAGATTTACAACTCCGAGGACCGTGAGCCCAGAAGGAGACCGCTCAACCTCCACAATTATTGCAGGAACCATTGTCGGACTGGGGTTATAAAGCCAAATCGACCTAATAATCATGGTAGAAGCCACAGGCACCGTTAAAACGGTAGTCTGAGTTAGTGCCGGAAGAACTGCAGAATATCGTTTATATAAATTTGCCATGGCTCTGCCTTTTACTAGTATTTGCCAACGCTAAAAACGTTGATAAATACGGTCTCATTCTCCAAAGCCTCAATCTCGTGCCATTCTTTTGCCAAAAGATTTACAGGCTTAGTCATTTTATCGATCAGAAGTTCTTTATTTTCTTTACGAATGATACAAGAACCGGACGTACATAAGGTAGCGTGGGCAAACTCATGCTCGTGCTTTGGCAACCCCTCACCCTTATTGGCGTGGTAAACCCCCACCTGAGCGCCATCGTAAACGAACGTGTGTTTAGGATCTACTCTAATAGTCATAAGTCCTGTAACCCCACGCCTTCAGGTTGCTCCACAGGGGCTTGCTCAATCGGGCGCACCAAGGCTTTGATAGCTTCTTCGTTAGGGATACCACGCTCCAGAGCCTCAAGGCGGTCTGCCCAAGCCGTAGGCATCATGGCTATCAAGCTCTTCCCCGGTAATAAACAGACCTTCCGGGGTCAATGGCACATCGTAGTTATACGTAGCCAGCACCCTGTCGCCCTTGCTGTACTGCACTAGGATCGAACCGCTGTCGTACCCAACAATCTTATATGTAATCATGATATTGCGCCAAATCTAAGGCCAAAACCTTCCCAAGTAATGTTTGAGTTGCCAATAATTGCAGCGCCACCAGCCCCGCCAGCGCCACCCAAATTACCAAAAAAAGAATTCGCTCCGCTGCTACCAACTGACCCCCAACCTCCGCCGGTTCCGCCAACACCTCCATATGGAACGGCACCAGCGCCTCCACCACCAGCACTTGCTGCAGTGCCGGGATTACCAGTACTTGCGCTAGTTCCCGGGGTTCCAGCCAAAGAATTTGTTAAGCCTGTCCTACCGCCGCCTCCACCACCACCCCCATAAACATTACCGCAACAGGGTTGGGCACCTCCACCTCCACCACCTCCACCACCTCCACCACCAATTGTTCCGCTAGTATTATTAATAGTTACAGCAGTAGACACTGATAAAGCCAAACCTGCGCTGAGTCCAGCACCGCCAGTACCCGGATTACCGCCGTTGCCGCCTCGTCCGCCCATACCGACGATAAAACCATTGTTGGTAATTTTGACGCCTTTACTATAAACCCCAGAAATTGTCATAGCGGGTGTGCCTGTACTGTTTGAGTAAATATAAACTCCGGGGGCTATGGTTACATCTGCTCTGGCTAGGGGATCCCAACCGTTTGCATTAAGATACGTCAATAAATTAAAGTTGACTTGGCTAGTAGAAATCGTAAAAAACTGCGTGTAAGTTTTGCCGTAAAAGTCTTGAGGCATGACGATGGCGCCAGAGGGCACCTGCGCTAAAGCGCGTACTTTAGGGTCGTTTAACGTAATTAAATTAGTGGTCGTCTCGTAAATCTCATACTGAATTGACTGCCCAATAACATGCCCGCCACTGAGAAAGTCAATTTACCGGCAGTTTCTTGAATAGTAAAAGCACCAATAGTTATAGACGGCACGGTTAAATTACCGGTCATCGTGTCGCCAGCCTTATTAACTTTTAGGGCTAAACCGGCAGTAAGATCATATTTACTGGCCCCAGTTGCCCCAGAAAAAAACCAAGACTGAGCCTGGTCTTTGTCTTCGGTCGTGTTCGGCGTGTAAGTACTGTTAAGCTGTAAAACAATTTGCTCAAGAGATCGTACAAGTTGGTTAAACTGTCGCGGATCAAATGTTAATGTGTTTGCGTTAGGCAAACGAACGTTAGTAATCTTGCTCATCTTAATCCATCGGGCTGTATATCTACCCGCAACGTGCCGTATCGCCAGTTTGTGTTCAGGGCTGTACTTTCAATTCCTAAGCTAACCTGCCGCCCTCGCGCTCTTGTGTCCACTTTTTGAGTGGTTGGAGTGATTACATAAGGATCTAATGAACTGGGGCTGGCGCTAGCTTGAGGATATGGACGCAGCAACAAACGGACAGTCAAATTACCCACTTGATTTTTAAAGTCGGGTACAAACCGTTTCATAAACAACATTTGATCGCCATCGCCAATGTCAAAATACCCAGAGCGAATATACGCATTTATCGCCGAATTATCCCCGTTGTAACCAGTTTCTTGTCGATAAACAACACTTCTGCCAGCGGTTAATCCCTGTACTTGTGGAGAAGGAATGGGGTAGTTAGCGTTTTCAAAATACTGAGTTGCCAGTGGTCGATCAAATGTGCCGATGTCTGACCATGCAGTTCTCGGCATTGTTCCAATGTGCCAACAATTTTCTACGTAGTTATAGCTTACAAATCGGTCTATGTAGTCAGAGGTAAAGGAACAATACCACCAGGTTACCTCGTTAAACTGGCTGTTAACGCCTGCATATACTTTTTCCCCTTGGATAATATTGAGATCTTTAAATACGTAATCTTGCACTGTGCAAGGCAACTTCTTGACTGTTCCATCAAATACGTAGAAAGACTCTGTGCCCATCCAAAAGGCTAAACCGTTAACGTCTACTGCTCCGTGGGGCGAGATGCTTCCACAATTTGCCCCAAGTTGTTGAAACCCAAAAGTGTATGGAGGGCCAATGTACTGCATGCCATGCAAAGAGGTGTCGGTGAAAATTAAGATTTGGCCACGAGAACGGATTCCCGATAAGATTTTGCTTCCATCAGTTAAACGTTGCCCACCCGCAGTATTTGTGGCAGATTCACTAAATTGGCTTATGTCTTCTTGGCTAGAAAACCGTACAAACATGGGGTCAATGCTAAGCCTGTCATTAATAATAGTTTCTGTTCCAAGGCATACGAGGTGACGATCTGGAGTGGATATCAAAGAAAAACGGCTTCTAGTTGGAGCTCCATTCACAATTTGAGCTCTTGTTGCAGTTCCAATTGTTGGCGACCATTGATACACAGGACCATCAACCACTCCAGCAATTAAATTTTCTCCGTAGTTATCAAACTGCCAAGTTTGTGACCCGCGATTAACAATTCCAGGAGGACGGGGGGTGCCCCAGGTAGATAAGCCCCAAGTGCCCGTTCCCCAGCCAAAATCAAAAAAGCTTACATCATTTCCAACAGTAATTTCAAAATTAGCGCTTGCTGATCCCACCGCAGTGTCTGTAAACAATGCTTGGGTAGGAAGAAGAATGGTAAATCTACTCGAATCTATGACAGTTTGAATTTCAAACTGTTGATCAAACGTAGAGTTAGGGAGTAAGCCAGGGTTGCCAGTAGTGTTACTAATAGTGACAAAATCGCCTGGGATAGCGCCGTGATTACTTAAATTAACGGTTACGGTTGCGCTACCTATTACCGTAGTAAACGTTAGACCAGTCCTACTTGATCTGATTGGGGTAATATCAAAATATTGACCGCCGGTGTAAATATATAACTTTCTGTTTGTTCCTATGGCAGCGTAAGGAGTGCCGTCTAAGGCATTCCAAGTAAATAAATCACTTGCTTGGCCTATTAAAGACAAGGGATCGTTTGCTGGACCTGGGACAGGCAATATAACCGCCTGAGAAACAAGTCGTTCCCAGCCGCCCATTTTTTCCGGAAGGCCAAACCGAAAGCGGACATGATCGGAATCAATCCATCCGCCTTCCGAGCCATACTCGGTATTTTGTTTATCTATCCCAGGTTTAAAGGCTAATCGAAAGTAACCCATTATGTAATTGGACCCCCAGAGTCTTTTTTAACTTTCATGCTTGCAGCCCCGGCAAATAAACAGTTTTACCGTTTTGCTTGACGGCGGTCAAGGCTTGTTTTTTGAGGTTTTGCGGGTCGTAGCTGACGTGGACCCAGCCGCTGTCCGGGACACCTTGCGTGTAGAACTCGAGGATGACTTGCGTGAAGTTGAGGTTTTCTGTGATCCACTTTGCAAGGTCCGCGTTCGGGATGCCTGGGATTTCGATGTCCGCTGCTTGGCCTTTGCAGTGATCGCTCGTTTTCGAGCCTCCGACCTTGGCATTGACGTCCGGATGGCGGAAGCCCGAG